CATGGGCTAAATGAGAAACAGGTAATAGAAAATAATAGTATAATAACAGGCATTAACATAAATGTACTGCCTGCTCCTAGTTTACCTAGAGCTGAGAATGAGATAGATTTAACGTAATGGATTTACAGGTATCAGCTGTATTTTATGCTAACTATAATAGCAGAGCTAAGATCATAGTAAATCAGGGAGGATCTAGCTCAGGTAAAACATATAGCATCCTGCAGGTTTTATGCATCAGAGCTATAGAGAGCAGATCTAGGATTACTATAGTAGGGCAGGATATACCTAATTTAAAGGTAGGAGCTATGCGAGATTTAGGTAATATCATTAATGATACTCCATTTTTTGCTAAGCATATAGATAAATATAATGCCTCAGATAGGATTTACTATTTTACTAATGGCTCATTTATTGAATTTAAAAGCTATGAGAATGCTCAGGATGCTAAATCAGGTAAGAGAGATTATGCCTTTTTTAATGAGGTAAACGGCATTAGGGAGGATATTTTTAATGAGATTTATTGGAGATCTAATAAGCAGGTATTTAAAGATTATAATCCTACTGCTGAGTTTTGGGTACATGAAAATCTAATAGGGCAGCCTGAGGTAGAGCTAATAATATCAGATCATAGGCATAACCCATTTGTAGATAATAGCATTAGAGAAAAGCTAGAGGCATTAAAAGATAAAGATTTTAACCTGTGGAAAATCAATGCAAGAGGATATACAGGTAAATTAGAGGGGCTAATTTACATGAATTGGGTAACTATAGATGAGATCCCTCCTAATGCTTTGCTATAAGGATATGGTTTGGATTTTGGTTTCTCTGCAGATCCATCAGCATTAATAGCTATATATAAATATAATGATGATATAGTAGTAGATGAGCTATTATACCAAACTGATAAAACTGCTACTCAGTTATCTGCTTTGTTTTCTGCATTATCAGTAAGTAAACAGGAGGTAATAGTAGCAGATAGCTCTAATCCTATGGCTATTGCAGAGCTCAAAAATCTAGGATGGAGGATTAAAAAAGCAGATAAGCCTCAGGGCTCAGTTAATGCAGGGATAGATATAGTAAAAAGATTTAGGCTATTAGTAACTAAGAGGAGCATTAACACTATTAAAGAGCTGAGAATGTATAAATGGAAGGTAAAAAAAACAGGAGATCCTGATGATGAGCCTGTAGATTTTGCTAATCATAGTTTGGATGCTTTGAGGTATATTTGCATGGATAAACTAGCAGAAAAAAATAAAGGAGTATATGTTATTAGATAGATTTAAAAAGGTAGGCAATTTTCTAACTGCCTATTTTACAAAGGATAAAAGCCTATGGGCTAGATTAACTATAGAAAATCTGCAGGATATTTTAGAGGCTGAGAGGCTATTAAAAAATCCATTAGATCTAGCAGTAACTATTATCAGCATAGTAGATAGGAAAAGCCCTGCAGAGGTAAAGCTCTATGATTATGATGATCTATCTAAGAGATATAAAGAGATCGCTGCAGAACTAAAGGAAATACCTAAAATGCCTCTGCCTAAATATTGCAAGCTAGATAAAAAGAGCTATTATATTGCAGCTTTGATAGAGGAGCAGCAGACGGCTCAGATGATAGAGATCATTAAATTTAAGGAGATGGAGGATAATTTAGATACTCTCCATTTTCAGATAGCATCCATGCTCAGAGAGATTAAGAGAGGCATGATACAGGATTATGATGCAGATAGCCATGAGCAGAGAGCTGATCTAGTTAAAAAGCATTTTCTAGCAAAGGATGCCCTAGCTGTAGGAGGTTTTTTTTTGATCGTTTGGGAGGAGTATCTAAAGATTATCCCTCAGTATTTAAATCAGGAGATGATAGATCAGATCAGGATGGAGATCTAGAGCCTGATAAATCTAATTTAACAGCTGATCCTTATTTATCCTATGGATGGCTTAACATTATTCATAATCTAGCAGGAGAGGATAGGGTAAAATGGGATATTATTTTTAAATGGAAAGCCTTATATTTTCTTTTCCATGCTCAGCATTTTATGGATGAGCAAAAGCATAAGGCTAAAATGTATAAATCCATAAGTTAAAAGAGATATATTTTTAGGTATATGGCTAAAAAGTTTATAGATATACAGGCAGAGCTAGATAAGTTAGGAGATGCTATCCCTGATGATCCTATTAAAGGATTTACTGAGGGAGAAAAGTATATATATAAATGGAGTACTGAAACTATCAAGCTATGGAGAGAAGAGCTACTAAGAAAAAATAAAGATAGCTCAGGTAATTTAGCTAGCTCATTTGATCCTCTCCCTATTGAAAATAAGATAGGAGGATTTTCTTTTAAGATAGAGGCAGCATATTATTGGAAGTTTGTAGATCTAGGAGTTAAAGGAGCTAGATCATCATCTAAAGCTCCTAATTCTCCATTTAAATTTAGCTCTAAATATCCTCCATTAGAGGCTATTACTAAATGGTTAAATTTTCGCCCTGAGGTTAGATTAAAATTAGCAGCTATCTATGGAGTAGATGATAGCATAGATAGTAGAAAATTCATAGCTAAGAAAATGCAAAAGAGCATTTTTACTAGAGGCATTAAAGCTACTCCATTTGTACAGGCAGCTATAAATAGAACTAGGATAGATGAGCTACAGGAAAATCTAGCAGAGCTATTTAATAAGCAGATTAATGAGCTAATTATAAAAGAGAAAAAATAATATGGGATTAAATATTTTACAGCAGCCTAATTTATATGCCTCAGGTTTTAATCCTTTGGCTTTTATTTTAGAGAGTACTGATACAGCTGAGCCTAATTTTAGATATACAGCAGAGGTATCAGTAAATGGGATAGGAGTAGCTACTTTAAAAATCTATCCTCATCCTGAGGATGATAACGGCTACTTTGATTTCTCTAGAATTGTATCTACAGCTCTATCATTATCTGATCCTGCTATAGATCAGGAGGCTTTTTCTGATGCTCCTAATAACTATGCAAATTATACTATCAATTTTGGGGCTGAATGGGGCTCTCCTCCTGTACCTGATGAGCTCTCTACTGCATTTTTTGAGGGCTATGTAATTAACTCAGCCTTTGGAGTAAGAGAATATAATACTATAGGCTTTGATGTTGCTAAATATTTTGCTGATGGATCAGCAGGATTTAAGATTATGAGTAATTACCCTACTGAAATTAGGGCTAATGCAGAGGATTACGGATGGATTTATTTTGCTAATGAGATTAATCCTACTGCTACTGCTGATGCTGTAAGGGTAGTATTTGAAATGAATGATGGAGGCATTTATAATCCTGTAAGGGATTTTTATTTATTGAATAATCCTAATATTAATCAGCATATTGGAGGTAATGATAATCCATATATAGTACAAATATTGCCTTTTTTACCTGCATCAGCTGTAGAGATTGGATCAGATTATATCTCAGATAGCGAGCCATTTACTACTGAGTTTAATATTACCTCTAATAATTTTAGGTATAGCTATCAGTTTTATGATGAGCAGGGCGGATCTCCTATATCAGATATTTATTATATTTATGCTAGCCCATGTAATAGCATCTATGGCAGAGCTCAGGTATTTTGGCAGAATAGAAAGGGAGGAGTAGATAGTTTTGTATTTGATAAGCCTAAAAGATCTAGCTATAATTACAACAAACTACAGGCAGCTAAGCCATTAACTAGGAGATACGGAGTAGATAATAGCCTGTATAATTCTAGAGGTTACTCTGATTTTATTGCTGATGTGGAAAAAACTGAGGCAGTAAATCTCATCTCTGATAATCTAACTAATGAGCAATTTATTTTCCTAGCAGATTTATTCTCTAGCCCTAGAGTATTTATCTATGATGAGGCTCTAGGAGATATTACTCCTATTATTATTACTGATACAAACTATAGCCCTAAAAAAGGCTTATATGATGGAGTAAATAATTTAACTATCAATTTTGTATATCCTTATAAAGAATTTACTCAAAGATGAACACTCAGCTAAGATTAGGAAATTATTATATAGATTTATCAGAGGATATAAATATAGAAACCTCATTTAATTTCTCAGATATAGAAAATCCATCAGAGAAAGGATCTGCATATAG